AAACGAGGGTCGAATGGGAGCCCCAAATGTCCCACAACCACAGGAAGAACAGAAGAAGAGTCTATTAGACTTTGTATCACCAACACAGTTCGTGGTTCTTCCATCAAAGGGAAAAGGGTATCCTGAAGGTCACCCTTTAAAAGATCAGGAAACAGTAGAAGTACGGTATATGACAGCTAAGGATGAAGACATACTAAGCTCCCAACATCTCCTGAAAAAAGGAATAGCCATTGACAGATTTTTAGAAAATGTCTTGATGGATAAGCAGTTTCCTGTTGATAGTCTTTTGATAGGCGACAAGAACGCGATAATTATTGACACGAGAGTATCTGGTTATGGAAATCTTTATGAAACAGGCTTGAATTGTCCTGCTTGTGGGAAGAAAAACGAAATGACATTCGATCTGAACGACAAGTGCTACAAAGAGGGAGAGCTTCCAGAAGGTGTCTCTATGAATGAAAAAGGCAACTACGTATTTGTTTTGCCTGCATCGAAAGTGGAGCTTGAAATTAGGCTTTTAACTAGTAAAGATGAGAAACAAATGATTAAAAAGGCCACTTTAATTGAGAAAAATAAAGTAGAAAGTAGCCTAGTAACTGATCAATATAAAATGATGATTGTATCAGCACAGGGAGAAACAAGCCCGGCTTTGTTGAGCAAGTTTGTTGATATGATACCTATTGAAGATTCAAAAGCACTTAGAGAGGTTTACAAGTCAGTCAGCCCTAATGTAGAAATAAAAGAACAATTTGCCTGTTTTTCCTGTGGACATAGTCAGGAATTGGAGGTGCCCTTTGGGGCAGACTTTTTTTGGCCTGACAGATAACTATATGGAACAAGTGTATGAACAAATGTTCAACCTGATCCAGCATGGAAATTGGTCGTTTTCTGAAGCTTATAGCTTACCAGTTGGTTTGAGATATTGGTTCTTCAATCGTATGGTAAAACATTTTGAAGAAAAAAAGAAGCACCATGATGAAGAGATGAAAAAATCAAAAGCCCGAAGATAACTTCGGGTTTCTGTTTATAAACTATTTACTGTACCGAGGGACTAATAATGAAAATAGATTTTACAAAAAAACGCCTATTGATGGAAGCAAACTGGCTGTCTGCTTTTGGAGAGTGGAACAAGACGTTACTTAGATATATCTATGGTAAGGACGTAACAGTCACAGCGGATGCTACTGTTCACAAGAATCTTAAAGAAGATGAAGAAGGTGCAGACAACAGCCTCAAGTTTGTGATACGTGGTGAGCACAAAGATGTTCAAGCATACGCAAGAGCGTTGTTCGCAGAAAAAGAGTATTTAGATGTCTTTATGAAGTTTGGAGAAGATCATTTTCAAGCAAAAAAACAAAAGCAAATATTGGACAATGCTGTGAGGAACTTTGAACAAGTCACAGGCATAAAATGGCCATTTAAAGATTGAGACCTAATGTATGAGTCAAGAAAAAATAAAAAGTGCAAAAGAATTAAAACAGATATTAAAAGACATCGCCGATGATCAGGCGCGTATGTCAGATGCAGAACTGAATGCAATTAAAATTGCCGGTGATGCCAGAAGGGCTATGCTGGAAGAAACCCAAAGAGCCGGAGATGCACTTATAGCACTTTCAGAAACCGAAGCAGCGGCCCTAAACCAACAGGGAGAGCTTCAGGAAGCTTTAATTCAACAGCTTAGAGAGCAGGCTGGTCTGACAGACGAACAGATAGATAGAATAGAAAAATCAAATGATCGCGCAGCAGAAATGGTTGAAATTGCCAAAGAAAGGAACAAACTACAACAAGAGCATAATGATTTAGCCAACGAATATGATTCAATGCTTGGCGGGATTGCTGCTAAAATCGGCATTGGAAACTCTGCTTTAAACAAGTCTGTTAATAAGTTTAAAGAGCAGGCAACTTTGCTAAAAACTAGTGAAAAGCATCAAAATGCATTTAAAGATTCTTTAGTCAAAACGTTCTCACCCGGTAACATATTGGGTAGTATCCTTGAAGGAATAGTTGCGGCAACTGTAATGGCTGTTATACAAATTGACAAATTACAATCTTCATTTTCATCTCTTGCCGGAACTGGTGAAAAATTTGATTCTCAAATGGCATCAGTGGCTAGAAATAGTCTTGACTTCGGTATAAATGGCCAAATAGCAAGTGAGGCATTTACCGCACTTCAGCAGGGCCTTATAGGGTTTAATAACGAGTCTGATACTTCTATAGAGAACCTAACAATGCAAGTGGGACAACTCAAGCGTTTTGGCATTGAAGCAGAGCTTGCAGTCGGTATAATTAATGACCTAAATGCTGTGCTTGGTGTAAACGCTGATGAAGCCGCTGAGATGACAAAACAAATAGCGATGTCAGCAACCGAACTAGGGATTGGGCCTAAAATGATGGCTGAGAGTTTTAGAAAAGCCTCATCAGTGTTAGCTGTGCATGGTAAGAAATCGATTGACGTATTCAAGGGCTTAGCTGTTGCTGCTCGTAACGCTGGTACATCTGTTGACACCTTGTTATCTATAGCCGGTAAGTTTGATACTTTTTCCGATGCTGCCGATGCAGCAGGCAAATTGAACTCAATATTAGGGTCGACAATGTCCGCAACTGAAATGCTTATGATGACAGAAGATCAGAGGATAGAGACACTTATAAAGACCGTTAATGGACAGGGAGTGGCGTTCAGAGAAATGGACCGCTTTACTCAAAAAGCCATCGCTCAAGCTGCCGGTATCAGCGATATGGCAGAGGCAAATAGGATATTTGGAATGTCCTTGGGAGCTTATCGCCAACAAGCTGCTGATGCGAAAGCCGCTGAGATAAGACAAAACAAGTATAATGATGCAATAAGAGCCACTGTTCCAATACAGGAAAAACTAACTGAAGCTTTAGCAAAAATCGCAGCCAACTCAGAAACGGTAAATGGAGCAATCGATGCTCTAGTTGGTCTAATTGACCTATTTTCAGCTGGGTTGAGTGCGCTTGGTCCAAATGGGGTCACTGTTATTGGTGTCCTAACTTTAATCGGCTTTGTTGGAACTAAACTTGTAACAATATTTAGCGGTTTGTCGACTATATTCACAGCACTCAGTGGCACAAGTAAAATGGCAGGCAAATCTGTTCAGATGAGCGGAAAGCAAATGAATCAAGGCCTACAACAAACCGGGCAAGGTGCTGGTGCTGCTGCTGGTGGTTTAATAAAACTCGGTGTTGCTGCTCTACTAATAGGTGGTGGAATTGCAATCGCTGCTTTAGGTCTTGCTGAGTTGGCAAGATCCTTCCAAGGTCTCGGTGATGCGGCTCCGTATGCAATGGGGGCAATTATCGGCTTCACTCTTTCTTTTGCCATACTGATGGGTGTTATGATGGCAATGGGTGCAGGACCTCAAGCAGCCGCAATTGGTATTGCTGTGGGTTTGCTTCTCGGAATTGGAGTTGCTGCTCTAATGATTGGAGTTGCTGTTGAAAAAGCTGCTGGCGGCATAGAAAAAATGGCCAACTCTTTAGGAACAATGTTTGAAGCTATGACGGGTGCCGGTGATATAATTGGCGAGGTCAAAGAAGGAGTTGTGCAACTTGCTGATGCGATAATGGGTTTGCCAAGCGATAAGAGAGTTGCTCTTCAAGCAACGTTACAAAATTTAGCGCTTATTTCATCAGGTCAAGCAGCGTCCTTGGCAGGTACAGCTGGTTTCTCAAACATTGTTAATGTCGGCGGAACTAGTGTTGATAACAATGTAAGTGTTATTGTTGAAATTGACGGAGAACAGTTTGACGGTAGAATCAGGAGAGTTAGCAATGAAGAGGAGTAAACAACGATGTCAATAGATGGAATACCAAGTGAAGAGGGAACGCCGGCAACAGGGAACGCCAGTGATGTGTTTTTAAAAGGCATGGCTGCTCTAAGAGCAGAATTCGGAGAAGCCGCTCTACCTTTTGAGATCTTTAGTTTAATCGAAGGTGAAGGAAGCAAGCTTGAAATTATCGGTGTTATCACGAATTTTTCACAAAATTGGAATTCTACTTACAACGAAGAGGTTGTCTATGGAAGAATAGATCCGATACCAACATTTTCCAATACCACTAGGACGATCTCCTTTGGTTTAGATTTGGTCACACCCTCGGTGAACAACATAAATTATAGTGAAAGTGAGATAGCCAGAGCACAATCAATGACAGTTGGTTTGTTGGCACAAATGTGCTACCCAGGTTACGACACTCAAGGGACAGCGACCGACTTTAACATCTCAACCCTCAAATCAGCGCCACTAGTGAAGATAAGGTATGCTAATTTGATATCAGGAGATGAAGAGGGAAGTTTTTTAACAGCATATATGAAGTCCATGAGTGTGTCTTTTGCAACTGATAAGCTGACTGTTGTTAATTCCAATAAACAAATAGATTACAGAAGAATGTCACTATCTATGGAGTTTGGTGTTGTTCACGACTTTGATGTTGGGCATAACGCTTCAGGCGGACAACTTAATCCGAAATACCCATTCAACTTCGAATAAGGAACTAACACATGTCAAGATATAGAAATAGAAAAACAGCAGTAAATAGCAAAGAAGAGTACTCAAGTAGCGATATATTTGAAAAACGAGGTGTAAAAAAGATACGTCAGTATAGGACACCAGAATTTCGAAGATTCACGCGTGAGGAATATAACAGTGTTAGGTTTGACAGACACTATTGGACAGCTGGTGATAGGTATTGGAAGTTAGCGAATCAATATTATGGAGATCCAACGCTTTGGTGGGTTATTGCTAGGTGGAATTTTGCGCCAACAGAATCACACGTTGAAGAAGGACAAGAGATAAGAATACCGACAGATTTGGCGAGGGCACTTGAGGTTCTAAGATGAGTTTGCTAAATAACTTCGGCGGGTTTTACAGATTAACTAATGGTAAGATCTTATTGACCGGTAATAATGAGCCGGAAGGTGACAAATCTGAATATGTTAATGCGGAAAAACTAAGCCCACAAGACAATCCGGAAGCTTTTAACTATGGTGCAATTGTCGATTTTACAAATGGTGCTAGTCTTTATCTATCATCACTTGATGCTGGTGAGCCATACAACTATCCAGGGGATTACATTGACAATGCGGGCTCTATTTCTTCAGCAGCTTACGACGATGAAGATTTCAAATGGATAGTATCTAATTTTAACGTCATTACTGCTGGTTTTTTGCAAATTTCTCATGGTAATGATGACGTTAAGCAAAAATTTGAAAGCTATCTACTCTCAAAAAAGTTCACACTTGCACCGAGTGAAGATGGATATGCTGAAGCCGCAGAACTTGCCGATGTCTTGCAAGAATACCTTCAACTAATACAAGCTGATCCTAGAAGATTTGATGGATTCTTTGGAAATCCTGGTAATGCTGTCATTGAAAATATCAAAAAAAACATAGTTGGAGCAACAGGGACGTACGAAAGTATCGTTCCCGTTCTGAGTACTCAGCAGTTTGGTCTTGATAATTTTAAAACAAAGGTGTCAGCATATGCCAACAACATTGTAAATCCTAATTATCTATTAGACTCGATAGGTGGGTATGTATCTATAGATGACGGGGGTTATTTTCCACCTTCTTTTGGTGATGTCGGAGAGTATACAACTATTGGTGACAACGGACAAATAACGGTTCTAGATCCTGCATTCACTGCTGATTCTCTTCTTAGTGATATTGAATTTTTTGCGAGACGGGATGCTTTTGAAGTTAAAAATGTAACACTCTCATCGGGACCCAGACTTGACTGGTCATATCGACAAGAAACGGGCGGTGTTGATGCATATGATGGCGAGAGGCAGACAGAAACAGTGATACCTCACTGGGTTCCAACTGTTGGCATCCCTGGTCGGTTTATAGAATATACAGAGGATGAACTCTCAGATCAACAGAAAGCTGTGAAGGGCAAAATACTGAATAGCCTAGATTTAATCACATGGGACAGTTTAAGGGAAATTTTCAAACCAGACGCACCTATAACATTTACCAGCAACAGTGAAATCATTGCAGGTGACGGCAAAGTGCCGGTTATATTTAATACTGATGACTTAATACTGGATAAGTACCTTGAGGCAATTGAAGACGCAGAGGCTTTTGACCCAACGCAAACCGATGAGATAACATTTAGTTCATTCTATAGAACAAAGGCATATGAAGCTGCTGATTTTATAATTGGGTTTTATGCTGATCAAATTACCAATCAAAACAAAGCACTCCTTTTAAAAGCATTTATAGACTCATTAGCTGATGATGTTGATATAAATGACGCTTTACAAAATGCTTTGGCCGAGCAGCAATCAAATACTCAAGAAATAGCAGATAGTTTAAATGAAATAGATGACGAAGCCCTCGACGTAGGTCTGATTAGAAAATCTGCTAATCAATGTGCTCTTTTGGCAAATCTCCAAGACTTGGCATTTGAATATAAGCAAAGAAAAAACCAAGAATTTGACGTACCAGGTACAATACACCACCAAGGTTATTATCAAAACCGTTTTTACAGTGTGTCGTCTGATGTTCCAAGCCAAACCATAAATAAGATACAATCTCCCTTAAGAAGCGAGGTTGAGCCTTTTTTGATGTCTTCAACGTTCTTGCAAAGCCTTTTGGTTCCTAAAATAAAACTTCAAAAAGTGTTTATAAATCAAGCAGGGGTTCTAGAAACTGTGGACATACCATTTGACAGATACACCAGAGAACCTGATAGTATAAAAACTCCAATAGATTATGAAACTAGATTTAGAACACCAAACGTATCGTTTAGAGGAGGAGCTTCAGGGATTAAATCGATTAGCTTTGATTTCGATGGAGAGACGCCAGTTACAGCGGAAAAGTATGTTTCTGCTGAGCTTGTCTTGTTTTTTCAAGATTTTAATGCGTTTGTTCAGCCAAAGCTAACTAAGACATCGGCTATTGAAGGCCAAGTAACGAATATAACAACAACAAAGTTCAGATATGTTGATCTTGTTGTCAATCCTCTAAACGTAAAAAGACCTCCAGCTATTGATGGTTCGAGCAAACTTGAGCACTACGATCCGTCTTATTATAGAATTAAAGTTGAGGTTGGATGGGCCATTGGCGATTCTCCAGAAATTCAGACCGCCATAGCAGAAGCTGGCTATAACTACTCTGAGTTTAAGAACGCAATAGAATTAGCCAATAAGACTTTTATGATGTGTGCTTTGGACCACGATATAAACATCAATAATGATGGTTCGGTCCAAGTGACAATAAACTATCGTGGATATGCTGATGTTCTTCTTAATACCAATCGCTTTAATGCTTTGTTGCCTTTGGATGAGCAAAATGAAATAAACCTTGAAATTCAAAAGTATCAGGATGTGGTGAATAGTGGGATATGCACACAGGAACAAAAAGCCGAATATCAAGCGACAATAGCCTCGTTGGTTAAAGAAGTGGCTAGAAGGGCCTATCAAAGAATAAACAACAGAATGAGCCAGCTTGGCATGATTCACAGAGCAAGATTTGATAACCCAGCAGATGCAAAAACATTCGAAATCAGCGGAAATTTCAAACATATACCAGGACTACTCACAGAAATTTCTGGTGATGACCTGGCTCAGACCGATGTGAACGATTTCACTTTCTTTTACCTTGGCGATTTGATATATGTTGTCTTAGACTCGATGTATTATGAAGGCGCTCCGGCGCTCGGGGCAGAGCGAATGAAAATGATATTATGTGATTTTGAATACAAGCCGTATCTTGCTCCTGCTGGTGGTGGTATGCCAAATGTAACTCACTATACCTGTCCGCTGTCTTGTTTGCCCATAACAGTGAGTAATTTTTCAAATTGGATGGCGAATGATGTTCTAGGCACTGAGAGGTATAACATACCTGTTATGGATTTTATCTTGACTTTTATCAATGATGTTTGCGGATGTTTTATATCTGAGGTTTGCTTTTCGCGAGAAGAAGACAAGAGTCTGTTCTTCAGACAGTCAAATATCTTGGCACCGGTAGTACAGGATGAAGAGATTCAGTTGGTTATTAATAGCTCTGATAGCACTAGTGACATGGGAGGAGAAACAAACATTGATGAAAATGCTGACTTTGTAGGTACAACAAATTATTTCCCACTCCAGAGCCCAAATGGCCTAATAGCAGACCAAATAATGGATTATACTTGTATCTATATGGATACTTCGCCAAAGCTAGCAACAGGAACGGGTGAGTATAACTACAATCTTGACAACAGAATATTACACTTTTACATAGGCGCAGACAGAGGTCTACTAAAAACTGCTTCTTGGTCAAAACAGAATGTTCAATACCAAAGAGAATCTAGAATGTTTAGATCCCAAGGTATTGGGGACTTTGCCCAATTAGCCACATATTACAATGTGACGGTCAATATGTTTGGTAACTTTTTACTGTTTCCGGGTATGCGTTTTTACTTAGATCCCTTCAGCATTGGTGGTCTAGACTTTGGACGCCCCAACGAACCAGGCCTTGAAGCGGGTGTCGGAGATGAAATAAACTTTTCTCGTCTCATGGGAATAGGAGGTTATCATCTTGTAACCGGTGTAAAGGTTAAAATAACCCCTGAGAAGTTTGAAACAACTGTTGAGGCAAGGTTTGAATATTCAGGGGACTACCAAGCAGTTGATGGCCAATATGTTGATACCTTGAGAGATGTTGTACAACAAGAAGATGCGGACATTGGTGATCCCGACACAGTCATATCAAACACCTCTGATTGCATCAGGGCAATTAATGCCGCTCAGAGAAAACAATAGGAGGAACATGCATGTCTTTTAAAGGAAAAAACAACACAAAAAGTCTCAAATTCTTGTTTCAAGAAAGAGCAAAGTATTACGCTCAAGCTTTAGCTGATGGAGACAATCAAAGAAAGCTGGGTGTTTCGGATATTAATTCTTTTGAAACAGTGTTCTATGGTAAAACAAACGGTGGGCTAGATTCTATGTTTCCAAAAGAAAAATTAATTAAATCTGGGCGGGATATCGGAACCAGAAATCTTCATTACGTTGTTGATGCCTTCGAAGGGTTCAGAAGAGACTTCGAGACTGCCATACTAGCTGGTGGCGGTGTTGGCAACAAAGGTGGTGGATTCAACAATAAGCATCCTTACTTGTCAAGGATCAGAGTTTATCGGTCATATGAATCTCCACGGGTTAAGTACCTATCTTACGTAAATAGGCTTGTTAGCAGCATGCTAAGCGAAATTAAGGAATTGAGGCTTAGTAACAATATAACAGATTTTAAAGACTTTGTCAACTATTTTGTCAATTTTTTATCAAAAAAAGGTTCAACTTTTCCACTAACACGTACTGGTTTTCAAAAATCGACCAGAACCAATATCTTTACAACCGGCTTGGCTTTTTCTATAGCAAATTTAGATTGCGGAGATGATGTTCAAAAGACTGAATTCTTCTCTGATGAGACTAACTTAAACCTATACCTCACCACAGCAAGAAATTGGGGTTTCACAGTTTCATTGATATGTCCATGGATAATGATTGCCAACCCAGTTAATGGCAACTCGAATAAGATGAACACAGCTCTAGTTGATAACGAAATTATAAATACAGGTTTTGGAGTATTCTCTCTCACGCATGACACGTTATATCAAAATGATATAATTAATTTAATTAATATATTAAGAGAGAATTATAATTTATTTATAATCAATAATCCTGTTATTAATAGTATAATATTTAATGGTAGAAAAACTCGTCAATCTAGATTCTTCAGAACAGAACTTTCATCATCAGAATTGAATGAAGTATATTCAGAACAACAACAGATGATCTTATATGCTAAGATAAGAAACATTGAGGAGAACAACGTTTTAACACCAGCTGACTTTGATAGATTGCAACAAAATTCAGTTTTTTTGCTAAATAAATTTGACATCCAACAGGCCTTGAGTTATATTAATGATACGTTTCGCAATTCATATATTCTCAAGCCAGGAGGTCTTAATGATTACTTGAGGAGGAAAACCGAAGCGCAACAAAATTCGGAGGAATAATGATATTTCAAGTCATTGATGATAAAAAAGAGTGTGTCGGGTACTACGCTAACGGAAAATTGAGGTTTCGAAAGCCCGATGACACACTAACGGCAACTTGGGATTGGTCAGAACACGTTCACAACCTAGATATCCAACTAGCCAGAATATATGCTGGAGGCAAGTCGATAGCAGATGCTTGTCCCGAACATCTCAAAACGAGATGGGAGACACACGAAAGGAGAATCAAATCTCATATTCGGTCTTTCGTTCATTCCGGGGTCAAATTTGAGGATGTATGCTTCTATGACCTCGTCCCAGAGCGCCATGTGGCTCATTATTATGAGACGTTAAACGAAATAACCCAATGGGTTCTTGATAACCACGAAAGACCCGGTCATTACCGGTTATTGCACGATACAATAATAATGTGTAAAGAACTAGCCTTACAAGACGTAAGGGTCGACTGGGAACTGCTCAAAAAACATGCAGAGACAGACCAAAAGGCCTTTTACATTGCAAAAAAGTATTGGAAACAACAGGTTAGTGTGAAATATAACCCTTTTGGAACAGTTACAGGCCGTTTAGGGCTTGAAGAGGGCTCGTTTCCAATACTAAACTTCAAAAAAGAGATACGAGACGTTATCGTTCCGAAGTGGGACGGTTTTGTTGAGTTAGATTTCAACGGTGCTGAGCTGAGAACCCTACTACACCTCTCCGGGCACCCACAACCCACAGGAGATATACATGATTGGAATCAAAGGAATTTGTTTACTGGCGATATTAGCCGCGATGATGCAAAGACAAAGATATTTGCATGGTTATACAACCCAACTTCACGAGTCATTGAATCGGACTATTACGACAAGACACGAGTACTTGATAGATTCTATGAGGGTGGAGTTGTTAAGACTCCGTTTGGAAGAAGAATCGAGACAGATGACCATCATGCACTCAATTACCTTATCCAATCTACCTCCTCTGACAACTTCCTTGACAGAGCGAACGCTATCCACCGATACTGTCGGGGACTCAAAACAAACGTAGCTTTTCTTATACACGACTCAATTATATTAGACGTACACAAGACCGAGATAGATGAGTTGAAAAAAATGATAAAGTTGTTCTCCGACACTAAACTTGGAGAGTTCAAAACAAACGTTTCCATGGGCAAGACTCTTGGAGCAATGGAGAAGGTAGAATGGTAGTTATAGGACTAGGACAAGGAGGAGCCGAGATATGCTCTAAAATAGGCCATATAAGGACGATAGTGGTTGACGGGGGTAAGAACCTTCCCAAGTGTAAAACACACGAGGAATACGAAGCTAGCGTCCCTAAAATGGCAAACAAGCTTAAACTTGGTAAAGAACAAGACATTTGGCTCATTGTTGCTGGCGCTGGTAAGGTTTCTGGTGCTACACTTGCTCTGTTGGAGCAACTAAATGGTCGGAATGTTAATGTTGTTCATATCACTTCTGATCCGGTGCTGCTGACAAAGACACAGAAAAAACAGGAAAAGGTCGTATTCAATGTTTTACAAGAATTTGCAAGATCTGGACTGATTGATGGTTTGTGGCTTTTATCAAACCAACAGATACAAAGTTGGGTTGGAGAAGACTCGATTGGTTCGTACTATGACAAGATCAACGATGCTATAGCAAATTTCATATCCAATATAGCTTGGTTTGATAACAATCCGCCATTTATGGGTTCCCTGTTTGAACCAAATAAGATCTCAAGGATAAAGACGGTCTCTCTCGGAGATCCAAATAAAGATGAAGAAAACTTATACTTTTTACTTGACAACATAACTGAAACGTGTTATTATTATAGTGTAAGTGAGGAAGACCAAGAGGATAACCCTGGGTTTCTAAAGAGTATTAGAGCCAAGATAGCAAATGATGACGACAGTGGAATTGAAGCTTCATTTGGTATTTGGAAGAATACCTCTGGTCTTTCTTACTTTTACTCTATTAAATACACACATTACATTCAAGGAGGACAATATGAGTAACATTAATGATTCACGTTATAAAAAACATCTCTCTCCGGAGTTAAGCGACTGGTTGAAAGACAGCCGAATGGCAAGAATAGCTATGGCAGGAGCAATATCAGAACTTGAAGCTTATATATATATTAAATCACATCTTGGAGAAGATTGGTCTCTTGTTCATAACAAAGACGGTGGAGCTGACTTTACTGTAACAAATATTCGCACGGACCAAGTTATTAAAATAGAGGCAAAAAGAACAGGAACTGGAAAGGTTGATTTCCAAAGAGCCATTAGAGAAAAACAGGAAGTTCGGTTATATGAATATGATTTTTGCGACGTGATATGCGTTGATATGTATGACGTCACAGGTATTGAGAACGACTATCGTTTTATAAACACATCATCACTTCCAAATCATAATAAACTTACACACAAAGTTAAGCCTTCAATTATTGTTGAAGGGAATTCGACATCCCTAAAAGCCTCGATAAAAAAACTTCAAAAATAATTTGACAAACTTTTTCAACGTGTTATATTATAAAGACAAGGAGGGAATATGTCAAAACCAAGTTTAGGCTACTCCAATTACTATTGGAAGAAGGTCGAAAAGAAAGAGAAAGAAACTCAAAAAAATACTTGACAAACATAACAGAATATGTTATAATATAGATATTCAAATGACGGAGGAAAAATGAATAGCGAAAATAAATTATCAAACTTTTGCTTTGCAGCTTCACTAGTATCAGTGGCTGTTTCAATAGCAACCTGGGTTACAGTCGGCGACGGTGATCCACAACACGCAGAAAGATTCGGCATCTTTATAGGACTATGGGCCCCAACTCTAATGGGACTTGCAAACTACTATAAGGAGTAAGAAATGAATCTATTTGAGTTTTTATTCACTGTATCCCTCGTGTTCTTTGTCAGTGGATTTATTACCTGGGTCAGACATATGGTCTATACCATTGTTTCTGAAACAAAAGAACAAGAAAATGAAAAAAATAATTTGACAAGTTTAAACAACGTGTTATAATATAAACATCTTGGTTGTTAAAGTTCAACCGAAAAAAAACTTAAAAAAATATTTGACAAACTTTCAAAAGTATGTTATAATATAAAAGACATTACAACAACAAGGAGGAAATATGTCTAACATCCAAACTAACGTAACAGTTCACACAGGAACTTTCACCAAGCTTAACGGTCAAAAGCGCACTATGCGTTTCGTAAAGTACGAAGATGTACCATCTTCAATCAAAGGCAATAGCATTCGTGCAATGTCTTCTGGCTTCGAAACCGTATACGATATTGATTCAAAAGGCTTTCGAACTTTCAATAATGCAACTGTTATTGGCGAAGTAACAAGAAATACAGAATCAGTTACTTTCTCACGATAGAACTACATAATACTTTATAAATAATATAATTCAATAACAATGCGAACCTGTTGTTTGCCGAGATAACCAACATTAGTAAAAAACTTGGCGCCCTTTTACCCTCTTATTGAAGGAAATCAAATAGAGGCGAACCCCCGGTTGGTGGTGACATTTGATCACTGGCCTTAAACAGTTAAGTTATTAAAACGTAAGGAGATAAAACTATGGCTATTAATTTAGAAGCAATGCGAGCAAAACTTAATGCTAGCAAAAACGGTGCGAAAGCATCTAGAAATAACACGAAGTGGCGACCAAAGGAAGGCGATCAGACTATTCGTATTCTTCCCGCATCTGATGGAGACCCCTTCAAACAGTTTCACTTTCACTACAATGTAGGAAAGAATCCTGGTATCCTTTGCCCCAAAGCTAACTTTGGAGAAGAATGTCCTATTTGCAACTTTGCATCTCAACTTTGGAGAGATGGAGTTCAAAACAATGACGATACAGCGAAACGAGAAGCAAAGAAATTGTTTGTTCGTAAGCGGTTTTTCTCTCCAATCTTAGTTCGTGGTGAAGAAGATGAAGGAGTGCGAGTCTGGTCTTATGGCAAGATGGCATATGAAACTCTTCTGGGATATGTTATTGACCCTGACTATGGCGATATTACAGACCCAGAGTCCGGAACCGATATAGTGCTAAACTATAACATCCCCGGAACACCCGGTTCTTTCCCTAAGACTATTCTTAAGCCCCGACGTCGACCATCTGTCCTGTGTGACGATGACGTTGCAGACTGCGAGACTCTTATCCAGTCCGTACCAGATATATCGGCGCTGTTTGAACGTAAAACCTCCGATGAAGTTCAGGCTTTGTTAGATGATTTTCTTTCCTCTGACTCCAACTCCGAAGGTAGGTCCTCTGAGACAAGAAAATACGGTACAGACGCAGTTGAAGATGCTTTCGATAAGCTGATGGCATAGAACCCCAAGCCACGCCCTCCGGCTTTATAGGAGGGCATATCAAAACTAGGAGACGCAATGATATTATTTTTAAACCTTCTTTTTGCTTGTAGCGACGAAGAAGAAGCTGTTGTAGAACCGGCAGAAGAGGCAGCGGATAGCACCCCTGCCGAGGAAGCGCAAGATACTTCCACTGATTCCGGCGCACCAGCGGAATAACGTGTAAATGCCTCATAGTTATCTAAAAGAGGTGTTTATATGGATGTTTTAATAGTTTGTGGTTTTCTTTACTTGGGTTTTGTTTATGCTCAACTACTCGAATGGGTAATACATAAACATCTTTTACACAAACTAGGAAAGGATAAAAAGAATAAATTTTTTGCTTATCACTTTTATGAACATCACAGGAACTCTAGAAACAATCTGTTTCAAGATGAGCCTTCTCTAAAAGAAACCCTTTCAATTATCTTTTTAGTTATTATACATTTACCTACCATAATTATCTCCTTTGGTTTATACGGCGGAATCGTCGTCGGTGCTCTCCGGTACTATTATGTTCACCGGAGGGCCCACTTAGAACCAGAATGGTGCAAAGAACACTATCCTTGGCATTATGCCCACCATATGGCAACAACACAGGAAATGAACTGGGGAGTTACAACAGATAAGTTTGATAGGTTGTTTGGAACCCGACTTGTGTATGTCGGAACTGAAAAGGAAATAAAAGACACACAAAGAAGAATCAAAAGGTTCAACAAAAGGAGAAACAATGAACAAGAACAACATATTGAGTATAAACGTCCCACTTGATTACAGCAACATACTAAGATCGCTAGATGCAACAAATGTAAAAGAGATGTCGGTTGTTAAAGAGATAATAAACAATTTCTTTGCAGCCGTAGACTCAGATATAAAAACAGGCGCCAAGCGTGATGTTTACAACTTTAAAATGGCAGTTGCCTTTGATAAAGATAAGAATGCAAAGACCTTGTCGTATGCTGATGACGTTATAGGTATTGATCCAAATGAGTTAGGAGAATGTATAGCCTTCAGGCACCCAAAGGGTTCAACTGGTTCATTTAAAAATGAACACAATAATGGTCTAAATTTGGCTATCGTGAAGACATCATCTGGATTGGAAAACGACTGGAAAATTGTCAACATACATAAGCACCAAAAAATGGTTGTTACGGAACTGGGTCTAGGGCTACACGAAATTGAAATAGAACAAACCGATGTGGCGTCTGGCTTGGAGCTTTGGTTTGAGAATCCGAAATTTGATCTGTTTTCACCAAATCTAAGGCACAACAGCAAGTTCTTTGGCTTTTTGAACAAATTGGGATCAGATTATGGCTTACTCATAAACCAGTATGAAAAGAGAGGTATAACCATCAACATATACGTTGAATATACCTATCCTCCCGGCGGCACAGTTTCCAAGAGAGTCAGGCCAATTACGTGTCCAATAATTAATCCAGATAATCAGGAAAGCAGCTTCATGCTTGTCTTTCCGGTAGAGACTAACAACAAGAAAGGACTAGTCAAAGTAGGCTACAAAAAAGAACCAGAAGATTCGTCTTATAAGGAAAATATATATGGCTCTGTTCATCCGCATAAAGTATCAAATACTGATTTCGGAGCAGACATCTATTTAGACGATATTAAAATTTGCGGTGGCTTCGATGGTATGGAGCTGCTAGGAATGTCTACTGGTTTCACAAGAGGTGGCAATCAAGGTCTACACAATCGTCTGTACATCGAGGTCCACTTGGAACCCACAGACTTTAGCACAACCAACACTAAGGACGGAATAAACACAGATACTGAAACTAGAAAATGGTTTGACAAAGTCAGAGAAATCCTGATAGGAAAGAAGCCAAATCCACAAACTGGCAAGGCCATAAACTATATGAGTAGATATTTTACAAAGCGCTCTTATGTTAAAGAAAAAGCCAAGCAAGATAAAATTTACAGTCAACTAGCAGACATGTCAGAATACACAGGGTTTCACAACATCAGTCGCGAGAGACATACTGAAACTGGCGGTAGACTAGATATCAGTTATTTTGATAGGAACAACAATCTCTATGTTCATGAAATAAAAAACGGTCCAGCAAAGAGAGAACATATCAATCAATGTATGGGTTATGCCATAGAATTATTAAGAGAAAGAGAGGGAAACGTTTATCTAACTCTAATATGTGATGACATTGATGAAAAAATGGTTATGCTGAAGGATCGTTATTTGGAACGTTTAAACGACCCAAGACTTAGTTTTAAGATAGAGAAATTAAGTGAAAGTAAAATGTTCAGAACACTATTCCAATACTAAATAAAAGGAGAACAAATGGGACAAGTAATTCAAATGAAAGCAGGTAAAATTAATATTGATGAAATGAAAAAGAAATTAAACAAGAAAGCGGGACTTGAAGTCGCCCACTCTCTTGGCAACGGCAACGACCCTTCGTCTGTCGTCGATTGGATACCAACCGGTTCACGCTGGTTAGATTCTATCATATCTATTAAAGGAATGGCAGGAATACCAATCGGAAAAATAACGGAACTCGCTGGTCTTTCCGGTACAGGAAAGTCCTATATGGCAGCACAGATTGCAGCAAATGCACAGAAGAAAGGCATCTTTGTCGTCTACTTCGACGCAGAGTCTGCTGTTGACCCAGAGTTCCTCCAACAGTCAGGTTGCAACGTAGATGAGAACTTCTTGTACTACCAAGCTATCTCTGTTGAAAAAGTTCTCGAATCTATCGAGATGCTTATGGATAGTTACCCATCACAAAGGTTTCTGTTCATTTGGGACTCTATCGCTGCAACTTCTTCCGAGAAGGAACTAGAGTCTGACTTCAACCCTCAAAGTACGATGGCTGTTAAGCCGAGGATCTTTTCAAAGGCATTTCCAAAACTAACTATTCCAATGGCGAATAATCAGTGCGCTTTGCTTTTGATAAACCAGCTTAAAACCAACATCACTACTAACATTGCGGAAGCAATGACAACACCTTACATAGCACCGGGCGGTAAAGCGATTGAGTACTTTAGTTCTCTTCGTGTCTGGTTAACAGGGCGCAAGTCCAAAGCATCATACATCTATGATGACGTTGGTCGAGTTATTGGTTCTGAGGTGAAGGCAACTATTCAGAAGTCTCGCTTCGGTTCTTTAAAGGCAAACTGTACGTTTAAGATTATGTGGGGTGAGGGCGTTGGTATTCAAGATGAGGAATCTTGGCTTACTGCCATCAAGCTTTCTGGGACTGACAAGTTAAAACAGGCAGGCGCGTGGTACACTATAACTGGAACAGACGGTAAAGAATATAAGTTTCAAGCAACTAAGTGGCTTGAGATGTTGAAGAAAAAAGAATTTAGAGAAGCGGTTCTCGCAATCATGGATGAAGCTGTGGTCAAGGGAATCAAGTTAGAAGATTAGTGTTCATAAAAAACTCCTTTTTCCCCGACCTTTGTCGGGGTTTTTTTTTCTTTTTTTCTTGACAAAATACGGTATCGTGTTATAATATAAACATCGGAGGACAATATGACCAATTACAATTTGGGTTATGCTTGTATTAACCATGGCTTTTCAGAAAGACCAAAAAACAAGCGCATTACAACAAACAGAAGTATGATTAAGAGAACTTTCAAAGAGAAGGGCTCTGCATACGCTTCAGAACTTGCACTACTGAACTGCAAGGACTTACTTGAGATCCTTAAGTGGAACGACCAAAATGACATTCGTTTCTTTCGATTGTCATCTAACCTATTCCCTTGGGCATCTGAATATGAACTATCGGACCTACCAGACTTTGATGCTATTTCAGAAGCATTGTATGAGGCTGGTTTGTTCGCATCAGAACGTAACATTCGTATTACCAGTCATCCTGGGCCTTTTAACAAATTGACTAGTCCAAAAGAGTCTGTGATACTAAATACTATCCGTGATCTAGAGATTCATGGCGAGATCTTTGATCTTATGTTTCTTGAACGATCACCATTTGCTAAAATCAATATACACGTAGGAGCAGCATATGATGACAAATCTATGGCCATTGGTAACTTTTGCAAGAATTTTCAAAGGTTATCGGAAGCCGTCAAAACAAGACTAACTGTCGAGAATGATGACAAACCGTCACTATATACAACGAGGGAACTATATGATAATATCCATAAAAACATTGGCATTCCTGTGGTATTTGACTATCATCACCACGATCTTCATGATGGAGGTCAAACCGAGAAAGAAGCTCTTGACATGGCTCTTTCTACTTGGCCTGTGGATATTCGTCCTGTTGTCCACTACTCAGAATCTAGATCAGATGAACATAATGATCCCAAGATCAAACCACAAGCCCACTCAGACTCCTACGTCCGACCAGTAAATACTTACGGACATGAAATGGACATTATGCTTGAGGCAAAGCACAAGGAATTGGCTCTCTTCAAGATGCGAGAACTCATGGAGGCAGTATGAAAAAAGTAGTAATAATTGATGGTCTTAACATGTTTTTGAGATCGTATATCATAAACCCAACGATGGACCCAAAGGGTAATATCATAGGAGGAGCGATAGGGTTCATCAAGTCGCTCCAGAAAACTTGCAACGATTTCAATCCGAACGAAGTGATTATCGCTTGGGATGGTAAAGGCGGCTCTCAAAAGCGCAAAGAAATGAACAAGGGATATAAGGAGGGTCGAGCACCTGTACGGTTCAACCGAAGGATGTTCGATCTCTCTGAGACGGAACAGGAACACAATAAAGCCTATCAACACGTTAGACTAATGGAGTACTTAAATGAGTTACCAATTATTCAAATCATTCTTGACTATGTGGAAGCCGATGATATTATCGCTTATCTTAATGGACACGATAAGTATCGAGACCACCACAAGTATATTATCTCAAGCGATAGAGATTTTTTCCAACTCATCGGAGACCGAACAAGTCTCTATAGGCCAATACAGAAAAAACTTGTTACAAAAGATAGTCTCTTGTCTGAACATGGTATTCATCCCAATAATTTTGCCCTTGCTAGGGCTATTGCAGGAGATAAGTCAGATAACCTCGACGGGGTGCCTCGTGTTGGGCTTAAAACAGTTAAAAGTCGTTTTCCTTTTATGGCTGACCCACAAGTTCAAACCGTTGAGTCACTTACAGAATATTGCAGACAAGTGGACAAACCGGTTAGCGTTCACACAAAAATTATCGAGTTTGCTGACCTGATAGAAAACAACTACGAAATCATGCAGTTATATGAACCAGTGATTAGCAACTATGCAAAAAAACAAATAGAATATGCTGTCCAGAATTTTGAAGCAGAATACAACAAGATTGGGTTTCAGAAGCTCCTGATGGAAGACGGACAGATCACACTGAAACTTGACAATTTATACAGAGTTCTTAAACAGATAAATTCTTGACAGAACGAAAAAACATGTTATACTTATTAGAACATCGGAGGTAATAATGGATAAGAGAGAAACATTTGGAAACATTGGCGGAAGACACTTTCAAGAGAGTTTGTGCCAAATAATGCTAGAGGATCGACCCTTTTGCGATCAACTAATGGAGGTGTTGGAGATAGACTTTTTTGAAAGCGTTGACATCAGAGCCTTCGTACAAATAATAACAGAATATAAGCAAAAATATTCACCGACACCGCATCCAAGCTATGATATGATGGCGTCGCTAATTAAAAGCAATCTTAAAAGCTTTGACAAAAGCACAGGAGACAAACTCAAAAAGCTTTTCATTTCATTCAAAGACAGACACATAGAAAACAAAGAACACGTTGTTAATACATCTATAGACTTTTGTCGAAAACAAGCCCTAAAGAAAGCTATGATGAAGTCAGTAAAGCTAATACAAAACTCTTCATTTGATGAGATAGAAAAAGAAATCAAAACAGCCCTCACTTTGGGAACTGACAATAACTTTGGACATGATTATCTTATCGATGCCGAAGATAGGTTTGTGAAGAAAACTAGAAACCCAATTACAACAGGTTGGCCTGAGCTTGACGAGATTACAAGAGGCGGTATTGGAGTTAGAGAACTAGGTGTCGTTATAGCTCCAACAGGGGCTGGTAAGTCGATGGTTTTAGTTCACCAAGGGGCAACAGCATTGGAGCTTGGAAAGACCGTTGTACACTACACTCTAGAGCTTGCAGACACTGTCGTAGGTGGTAGGTATGACTCAAAAATAAGTGGAGTCGGTCTAGTTGATTTAATACATTCTAAAGAAATTGTGATGGAAAAAATCAAAGACGTCCCAGGTAAACTAATTATCAAGGAATATCCAACTAAGTCGGCTTCGACAAAAACGCTGGAGAATCACATAGAAAAGTTAATGAAGCGAGGCATCAAGCCTGATATGGTCATTGTTGATTATGCAGACTTGTTAAGGCCCCGATCATCATCAGCAGAGAAGAGGCATGAATTGGAAAACATATACGAAGAACTTAGAGCCATAGCACAGAAATACGAGTGTGTTGTCCTAACAGCCTCACAAACTAACAGAAGCGGTCTCAATGCAGAAGTCATAACGATGGAAGCAATATCAGAAGCTTTCAATAAGTGTTTCGTTGCTGATTTCATCTATTCGTTGTCTAGAACACCTCAAGACAAACAATCTAACAAAGGAAGAATCTTCATCGCTAAAAATAGAAACGGCCCAGATGGGCTTGTTTATAATGCGTTTGTCGATTGGTCAAATGTTAGCATAAAAATACTTCAAGAGGCCCATGATGGTGATGGGCCTGATATGGGGGCCCAAGATGCGCTTTCATATCTAAAAAACAAATATTCAAATTTATCAGGATCAAAATAAGGAGAACAACATGGGAACTGCGAATAAAATATTATCAGAGATAACCGTACATATGAAGTACGCCAGGTATTTACCTGAACACGAAAGAAGAGAAAACTGGAATGAACTTGTCACAAGAAACAAACAAATGCATTTAAAAAAGTTTCCCGATCTTCGTGTTGAAATTGAACAGGCATACGAGTATGTTTATGACAAAAAAGTGCTACCTTCTATGAGGTCAATGCAATTTGGTGGAAAACCTATTGAAGTCTCCCCAAATCGTGTTTTCAATTGTGCTTACGCCCCAATTGACGACATCAGAGTATTTGGTGAGATCATGTTTCTCCTTTTAGGTGGAACAGGCGTTGGTTATTCCGTACAGACAAATCACATCGAGAAACTACCAGCCATCAACAAACCCAATCCGAAAAGAACTAGACGGTACTTGGTTGGTGATTCGATTGAAGGCTGGGCAGACGCAGTGAGCATATTGATCAAATCGTACTATAAAGGAACCAGCAAGGTAAAATTTGACTATTCAGATATCCGCCCGAAAGGAGCAAGACTAGTTACATCCGGTGGAAAGGCGCCTGGTCCGCAACCACTGAGGGAATGTCTTGTTAAGGTTGAAGGAATATTGGATTCAAAAGATGAAGGAGATCAACTTTCGTCTATCGAGGTACACGATATTGTCTGCCATATCGCAGATGCCGTACTTGCTGGTGGTATTCGTCGTGCTGCTCTTATTTCGCTATTCTCAGCAGATGATCAAGCGATGTTATCTGCGAAGGCAGGTAGTTGGTGGGAGACAAACCCCCAAAGAGGACGAGCGAATAACTCAGTGGTAATCATGCGACACCGTATAGATAAAGATAGGTTTATAGACCTTTGGGAGCGTGTAAAGGCTTCTGGAGCTGGAGAACCTGGCTTTTATTTTACAAACGATAAAGACTATGGTTGTAACCCTTGTTGCGAAATATCTCTTCGACCCTATCAGTTCTGCAATCTTACTGAGATAAATGTTTCTGATGTTGATTCTCAACATGAGTATGAAAACAGAGCCAGAGCGGCTTCAATCATTGGTACTCTTCAGGCAAGCTATACGGACTTTCACTATCTCAGACCAGTTTGGCAAAGAAATACAGAGAAGGATTATCTGATCGGGGTGTCAATGACTGGTATTGCCTCTGGAAACGTCCTCGAACTTGATATGCCAAAAGCTGCGGAGATTGTAAAGGAAGCCAACGCATATATTGCGGAGAAAATAGGAATCAAACCAGCGGCTCGATGTACTACCGTCAAGCCAGCAGGAACAACATCACTGACCCTAGGAACATCGAGTGGCATTCATGCTTGGCACAACGACCACTACATTAGAAGACTACGTGTTGGAAAGAACGAAGCCATATACCAGTATCTCGCTGTAAACCACCCAGAACTCGTCGAAGATGAATATTTCAGACCACACGATACTGCGGTTATCTCCGTCCCTCAGAAAGCCCCAGAAGGCTCCATAACGCGTCATGAAACTGCCTTAGAACTATTAGATAGGGTAAAAACGGTTCATCTTGAATGGGTTAAAAAAGGACATCGTTCTGGTCAAAATACAAACAATGTATCTGCGACTATCACTATCAAGCCTGACGAATGGGAAGAGGTTGGTGAATGGATGTGGGAGAATAAGAACAACTATAACGGCCTTTCGGTACTACCATACTCTGATCACACTTATATACAAGCACCTTTTGAGGACTGTGACCAAGAAACATATGAAAAACTACTTACTACGTTAGTCGATATAAATCTAGACAAGATTGTTGAAGTCGAAGACAACACTAATTTAAAAGGCGAATCGGCTTGTGCCGGTGGAGCTTGTGAAATAACATAGGAATTTAAAATGAAAGATAAAATAGAACATTTAATTGAACAACTTCAAAGCATCGTCCCGGATGTTGAAAAAGTAGAAGAACACTCATACGGCTACAAGTCAGCTGCTGTTAGGGCTAGAAAAAAGCTTCTAGAACTTAGAAATGCAATGCAAGAACTTAGAAAAGAAGTCCAAGAGAAAAAAGTTCTAGATTAAATTTGACAAAACCAGTATAAAATGTTATAATATATATATGCTATCCTATCTTGTGTATGGGATAGAGCCTGTGGCAACTCCTATTTGCGTGACAGGCGTTTTATTATTGGAGGCAAAATGAACAAATTTATACCACACAACAGGCATATACTCATTGAGGTGCTTGAAGAACAAGAAGAAACCAGTGACAAACCATTCTTACTACCCGATGACTACAAAAAACCAAAGTCACCGTATGCACTTTGCAAAGTTTTAGATTTCTGCTGTGAATGTAAACTAGACATAACAACACAATGCACAATAGTTGTGCAAAGAAGTATGATAGAGACCATAGAGATTCTAGATAAAACTTACTATTTAGTGTTAGAAAACTACGTTTATGGGAGTATTGAAAATGAAGTTGAATAAAGAAATATTAAAAGAAATGGTTTCAAAAGCAATAAAAAAAGATCCACGCCTTACATTACAAAAACCAGCAGAAGAATACGAAATGGCTAAAAGAGTGTTTGAGCAGCAAGCTAACTCAAAAAATCCAAATGAAAATCTACAAAAAGCTTCTTTCAACACAATGATGTCCTATAGCGTGTTTGAAAGCGAGATGCTAGAGGAAGAAATTGAAGAAGAGGCCCAGCAGACTCAATATGTGCTTGAGGAAAGCATACCAACTAATCCAAATAAGGAGGTTGTGGCTAGGTTTTTTGATTCCCTGTATGCCGGTAAGAGGTCAGGCTTCTTATCGTATTATAGTATAGAGGATTTAGCACAAATGCACTTATATTTGATAAAAGGCCACAATGCCGGATTTGCCCTCAAGGGCGGAAATGACATTGTCTCAGTACACAACAATTCCAGTCTAAAGGGTCTTGGCAAGTTCTTCATGAAAGCGGCCAAAGAAAAGGGCGGAACCAAGCTGGATCACTTTGATGGATTTCTCAGCGGACTATATAGGAAAAATGGCTTTGTGAATGTTTACGAAGTATATCAGTGGGAAGAGCAATACAAGCCAAGCAATTGGAGCTATGACGTAGTTGATATCTTGAATCCGAAAACTAGCATATACGCCTCTTCTCTTAATGACCACTCAGTTCAAAGTTTATTGACAATGAATGAACCAATAGAGATCAAAGCAGAATCAAACTTTAAGGTTGTGATTGTACCTTCGTTAAAGTTTAATCAATATAGGTATGGCAGACCTGATGTTGTTTTTAGGTCTTTATGAGGTGTGATATGAATGAAGAAAACCCTCGAACAATTTATTTATACGACGATAAGATCGGCTCGGTTAGTCTTATTACTCATATGGGTACTGACCTTACCATCGTTAATAGTGCTCGTGTCAGCTTTGGTAATACAAAAACTGAACTTGATGATAAAGATAGAAGACTTATTAAGTTTCTCGTTAAGCACAAACACACTTCTACGTTTGAGCATAATGTCGCTACTTTTAAATTTGTCGTCCCTCTCTTTGTTCGTTCTCAGCATCATCGTCACAGAACGTGGAGTTATAACGAAATATCTCGACGCTATACAGAAAAGGATATGGCTTTTTACTTACCGAGCGAGTTCAGAACACAGCATAAATCCAATAGACAAGCCTCCAACCCGGAAGAATTAATCAACCCCGGTATTTGGGAAGAAGGGTGGGGACGCATCTCAAAATACAATATGACGATGTCTGAGTTACTTGAGGTAAAAACTAAAGAATGTTTAGAAACCTACAAGACCATGTTAGAAAAGGGTGTGTGCCGAGAACAAGCAAGAATGATTCTACCACAAAATCTCTACACAGAATATTATGGAACTTGCAATCTTTCTAACCTACTTAAATTTATAGACCTGAGAACACATGAAGGAGCACAATGGGAGATTCAAAAGGTTGCTGAAGCATGCTTGGACATCGCTAGCGACCTATGGCCTGTGGCTGTTGAGTCGTATCGTAAAACCAAGGATGAGGGATTTTAAAAAAGCGCCGCCTAAGTACAAGATTGGTGATTTAGTTATAATCAACAACTTGGGCTTGATATTTGTTCAAAAAGAAACAAGTATTGAGTACGGACTTATACACTGCGAAGCTTATCATTGTACTCATACATCTAGTAAAGACCTGATACTGTTTGGTTGGTGGACTTATGATGTTTTAGTAGCAGGCGAACTAGTTAAGATGATGCCAGAAACATTCTTAAAAGAGGTAAAAGTAAATGAAAGTCCGGATAGTGAAGACGTTGAATGAACAAGTCGAAAAATCAAATACAGCCCCAATGGAAATACAACAAGCAAGAATATCCATCGCGATGAAGATAGACGGAATACTCCAGAGGCCGTTCTTAAACGTAGGGCAGGAACAGCTCGTCTACAATAAAAATACAGGCAAGATGGAAACCAAAAAGATTACTGATGCAAAACAAACATCGATGCTGTATTATGTTTACAAGGGCATAACACCAGACGGACAAATAGGGGACCAAGAAAACGTAAAGGAGGTCAACAAGGAAATAAACACAAGAGTGGGCCATTTTGTTGATGAACTGTCCAACTTAGAGAAAAAGGTACTAGCAGCAGACATTGATGCAATATTGCACTATATGGCACAACAACGAGAAATGGATCAAAAAGAAACACACCAGTCGACATACATGCTTAAAAAAGCCCCCGGAGACTTTGATTCATTCAACTTTGCAACCAGATCCAGAAGTGTATATAAAGATACACGAGCTGGTAAGGACTTCATGCTTAAGAGCACACCGGAACTAAAAAACATACCAAGTGAGCACCACTTTCTTTTCTCAATGGAAAACATGATTGGTCGGCTGAGAAACAGACTCCCGAAAGGAGACGGAACAGTCGCTATCAAAAGAGGAGAGCAAAGCGAAACAGTTAAGGTACCCACATTGACACCAGATGGTTATGACTCTAACTACACACTGGGAACCACAACTAAACCAGAAACTGGCATGGAGGCGGACGTTGAAAGAGACGAGAAGATGTATCGGACGTTTATCACAAAGTTTTACAGCAATCCGGACAACTATAAGGAAATGCCCCTGCAAAAGCAGCTTGAACTTATAGCACCATTTATGGAAAGTCTGTTAGCCAGAGCAGAGCAGCAAATTGAAAATGATCAAAGGCCGAACGAGTTTTATGACTTTATAAACACCTCAGACAACATACCAGAACAGTTGGTGGATTTATACGAGGACAGAATAGAAAAGATATTAGATGTTATTGAGGACAAATACGGCGTGGGGGGATAGTGAATAATTTGTATTTTAACAAGGTAGTCGTTGGTGGCTCCTTAACAGCAGTGTTATACGCGTACAAAAACAACCTACCACTAATAGTCGATATACCGCACATACCATTTCAACTCGACGAATGCCCAGAACATTGGGACTTGTCGTTCATAGGTTTCTCCAACAAGCTTGTCCATAAGAAAAGCCAAGTGTGGGATAGACTATTGTTTGTAATGGCAATGTCCGGACTTGTGATATTTCCCAACAACATCAGAAGTTTCCGAAACGAAGACAACGAGATAACTATAATAACATTATCAAACACCAAGATAAAAATAGGCTATGACGAGATAGTGGAGTTCGATAGAGAACGAACAGATCAAATGACAGTATATGATTGGTTCGCAGTGCGCTCAGGCACAAGACACGAGTTTGAGGTTTTAGCAGACCCAACGTCTGATTTTTGCCACACCCTCTTGTTTCACCCCTCAACCAGAAAGACCACAAGAAAAGACGTAAAAGACGTTTGCTCAGTCTCTACCATATCAGAAAAGCTCTTAAATGACTTAGACTACTCAGAGGGCTATGCCAGAATAAAGACGCTTAAAATGATGAAAGAAGCCGGTATACGAGGCCAATCAAACGGATACAACAAGAAAGGCCTGCAATTACACTACGCTGTCAAGATAGAACATATGTACCGAGAGGTATACTACAAGTACAATAATGGATACTCTATCGAAGACTTACTTCAACAACAACTGGATATAAAAAGTGACTTATGGAAATTGACTCAAAACCTCATAGTACGAACGCTTTTCACTTAGCAGGCATCGTGCCATGTGCCGGGCAACCACTAGACTTTGGAATGGAATGGCCTGACTTTATGATGCCTGTCGCTGCTGACTACACGATGCTCGAAGCGGCAATCTATGAATGTGCTTATGCCGGGTGTGAAACGATATGGGTTGTTCTCCATGCAGACACCGCACCGTTTGTTCGTCATCGGATTGGAGACTTTATTCAAGATCCGGTGTGGGCATTTCGAAAGCACGACCCTTACCCAGACGAGTCGAGAAGAAGGATACCGATATTCTATGTGCCGATACATCCGAAGGACAGAGACCGAAGAGATTGTCTCAGTTGGTCAGTAATACAAGGAGCCTTGACGTGCCTCAAGGTATCGTCCAAGTTATCTAAATGGTTGATACCAGATAAGTATTGGGTTTCGTTTCCGTATGGTATCTTTAACCCAGTGGAAATAAGAGAGCACCGCGCGAAAATTTCCTCGCCTAAAAATTTTTACATAACTCACAACGGGGAGGCTATGGATCACAACCATTTCACCTCGTTTTCATTTGGGAAAGACGAGTTCATCCGATATCGACGGAATATCCGAACGGGAACCGGGATGTATGCCGATGGTGAGTACAACGCTTCGGGGGCGCCCTCAAGAGTGCTTCCAACGATAGAGCAATATTCCGCAAGATGGTTTGACCTTAAGTGCGTTTTTACCGAGTTAGACATCCAATCGGACAACTCGTATGAGCCAAAAGAATTCTACAATCTTGGCTCTTGGGATGATTATCGAAACTATTTATCTTCGGAGTATTCACGTTCCGTCAAGCGCCCACACGAAAGAATAATGAAATATTCAGAATTTCAAAGAATTGCACTTGACAGAACAGACTAGATATGTTATAATGTTATTAACAAAGAAAAAGTATAAAAAAATATTGCAGGAGGTGAAGTATCTTCGATCAGAATTGGATTATCAAGAAGCAGTTCTTTCAGAAGCACATTTGGAATTTGAATTCTATTATAGAGAATGGTGTGCAAATAACGATTTTGATCTCGTTCAGTTAAATCAGGACAATGCAAAACAAGTAGAGCAAGTTTTCAAGACTAGAGAAGAGAAGTTGGTCCCCTTGGAAGCACCAGTGGTGAAACGCGACGAAAAGAAGATCAGCAAGCTATACAAAAAATTAGCCAGAGAACTTCACCCAGACAAAGAAACAGGGGATGTGAAGAAATTTAAAAAAGTAGCGGAAGCTTATAAGAATGGAGATTGGTCACTCTTGCTAGAGGAGGCCGTAGAGTTGGAGATAGAACCAGAGAACCTGGCGGAGCTTATACCGCTCTTAAAAGAGGAAGCAAAGACACTTAAAGGAAAGATAAAGCACAACGAAGAGATGTATTCTTGGAAATATCATTTATGCGACGAGGATGATGAATGCAAACAAAAACTCGTCAAGTGCTTTTTAAAACAATTATTTAATTTGGAGTTATAATGTTATTATCAATATTGTTGGCATGTCGCCAAGGAGATATAGGAATCGTAAAAGTCTATGAAGAGACAACGGATTCTGCTGTCAAAGACACACAAGTCACGTCACCCGAACCAGTAGATGGGCCTGATGATGGGCCTCATGATGGGCCTCAAAGAAGCGGTATCACCGGGTATACAAACTTACACCTCAGACAAGTGGCTTGCCCTGCTTGCGTTGGTGAATCTCAAGAGATCACCATAACGTTCTCGGCCGAGTTCCATCAGCCGATATCAGATAACCACACAAGCTGGATTCCCGCCGGTGATCAATGCACCACAAATCTTATTAGCGTCAGCCCATCGACCAACCCTATAAGTGTTGGGCCAAGCATCATAGTCGATGCTGGCGCGCACAACTTTGGAGCAGAGCAGATTGTCGCTGGACTTTATGAGACAACAAGCATTTGGGAGTCTCAGCTTTTGAGGGACGCCACCTATAACGTTGCAACAACAGAAGGCGGTTATAGTTTTGTATCCACTCATGGCTTTGACTTTATTGAGCCTTACAATATGTTGTGGGTTGATCCTTCATATGCCTTTGAGGCTCCGATATATCGATCCGGGGCAACCTTCAGTTGGGCACCAACTAGCACCGACTCAACCTTTATGATTACAGTGGCGGTATATTCTTGGGATGGTAGCCAGTTCTTAGGTTATGTTACCTGCTCTGGTCCGGACAATGGGATCATGACTATTCCTGCTCAATACCTACAATCTTATCAAGCCGGGTCCTTAGCGGCTATTCATCTAGAAAGACACAAAGTCGAACTGGTCGAGACCGATATTAATAATTCGTTTGTAGAAACACACATGAGTTGGGAAGTCGTAGGTACTGGCACTATTTACTAAAAGGAGGAAACGATATGTCAAATCAAGAAAAATGCGAATGCTGCGGCTGCAGTTCTGCTGAATGTAGCTGTGAATGTTGCTGCGGAGCCAGCCAAGAGTTTAATGTGGCTGATGAACTTATGATCATTTGGGGTGCTAAGTGAAATCTATTTGTTCTGTTTGTGAATGCGATCCTTGCGATTGCGGTTGGGGTACTTATGAACTTGAAAACGGGAAGCCTAATCGAATACACCTCACTGAAAAATATTGGTGGGATTACGATGGGAGTGATTCTGAATCCACCGTCTCAACTAATTGGGGCATCGACTATGATAGTATGGAATATCCCCAAAGCCTGCAAGGAGTCGGTGGATTTGCGAGAACTTATTATGGTCAGATGGTTTTAGAATTCAAAGTTGGTGAGATTGTAAAGTACTTCCCCAACTGCAACCTCGCAAACGACCTCGGTGTCTGGCTCGTTAAAGAGATTGTGAATCAAAGTCCTGTTGAGTGCTCTTGGTATGACTATGAGATCACAAATGGTATTAAAAGCGTCTTGTGTAGGCAAGAAGAGCTAATAGCTATAGGAGAGTGAATGAAAAGCGAAAACATTTGGCGAAGACTGAAAGCCCATATGCCCGATGACATGGAAAGCTACGTCTATCAGGTGTTTGGTGAATGTTTTGACTATTCAATCCCGGAGTATTGGGATCAAGTAATAGCTGACGTCGTGATGTTGGCTTATTGGCGCTCAAACCACAAAGAGAAAACGGTTAACATAGTGCAAGTTAAGCAAAAGTTTGGCTTCCTGAGATTCTACATCAACGGAGATGACGATGAATACATGTACGGTGCCATCCAGATGGCCGAAAGGCAATGCGCAAAAATATGTGCACACTGTGGTTCACACCTGGTTCAAAAAGAGAAGCCAAAAGTACGAATGGGTGTTTCAACCCAAAGATGGAACAAAAAATGCGAGAAATGCAAAAATAGGATATAATATGAAATGAGCATGATGCCCAAAAGCTTTCACAAAATAAAAAAAGAAGATCTTCCGGAGGATGTATATCCAAAATATAAGGTCGGAGAACTAGTGAAGGTCAATCAAGGAAACCCTGAAAGTGTATATGGTTTTTACTTATCGGCTGGTATGGGAGTCATAGTTGGCATATCTTATTACAAAACACACGGATTTAAAGCCTATAGTCCTCAAGTCTTTTATATGATTGAATATAAGATAAAATGGATAGAAAATGACGAGTTTGGCTTCGTCTTAGAACATTCAATAGAAACAGTGGAGATAGAATGAATATTATATTTAGTGTTTTTGTGTTGTGTTGTTTTGTTGATCTAACGATTCGACACAACAAACTTAAAAACAAAATAAAAGAAAACAAAGCAGAACACAAAGCGTTCTTGCTTGAAGCAAAAAGAATACAAAAGGAGATAGAATGATAACAGCACATACAGCTTTATTTGGCATAGCTTTTATAAGCCTATGCATTTTAATTACCAGTTATTTAAGTGACTTACAAGGGTAAAAATTTTGTAATTATAAGAGAGCTTGGCATACTTAAGCCTGGTATGCTTTGCTACTGCTTTGACGAAGATAAAGACTTTGTAAGGCTATGGTTTAACGTACCTGTCTTGGGCGACACTCAAGAAATTAAAATATCAAAGACACAGGCTTACATTCTAAAGGAGAGATAATGTTTAAAAAACTTTACACAAAATACTACAAAAGCCGAAAAACAGTATCAAAAGATCAGGCTAAAAAATTAAAAAAAGACATACTGGCGCTCAAAGAAGACGTCTATGCTCGTAGGAAACAAATTGAAAAATTTGAGCTGCTAATGCAAACCGACGAAGAACACAGGGACCGATATGCACGCAGGGTGTCTGTACACAAAGAATTCATAAAAAGCTCCTTGGCTAAAATTGAAGAAATTGAGATGATTTTACTTGACAGTTAAACGATTGCATGTTATAATGTTAGTATCATTGGAGGAAACATGGTTGAACTACACTGCCATCTGGACGGTTCTATGCGGTTATCGACACTCACGGACCTTCTTAGGCAAAAGAACTTAGAAATACCAAATAAAATCAAGTTTTACCCCGGTATGGGGATTGATGAGGCACTGTCTCGGTTTAAGACAACACTGTCGATACTACAAGATCCAGAGTCCATTGAGAGAGTTACTGAGGAAATTTGCTTGGATGCAATAGCTTTCGGACATTCATACACCGAGATACGTTTCGCCCCACAACTTCATCAGGGCGCTCCAATCGAGAAGATAATCGATGCCGCCATCAGCGGTTTATCCGAACACTCATCGATTATCTTATGTGGACTATATGGAGAGCCACCTGACGTTCTAAATACTCTCGTTGAGATGGCAAGAGGCAAGCCGAGAGTTGTCGGTATAGATTTAGCAGGTGCACCATTGCCGACTCATCGTTGGTCCTTGATGGATTACATCGAACCATTTGAGAAAGCTAAGAAATATGGAATAGGTCGAACTGTGCATGCCGGAGAAGGTCGATCTCCAAACGAGATTGAGGTCGCTATAAATTTTCTTCACGCACAAAGAATAGGCCACGGCACAACGCTAATGGAAAGCCGAAAGGTGCTCGACCTCGTCAGAGAAAGAGAAGTGACCATAGAGGCATGCATAACATCAAACTGGCACACTGGCGCTATAGACGCCCTGTCAAAACACCCTATCAAAAAGTGGATAGACGAAGATGTACGTGTCGCCATCTGTGCTGACAATACACTATTGTCTGACACAATCTTGCCGATGGAGTATCGAAGGGCTGTCGCACACTGTGGACTGTCGTATCAAGATACAAAGAAATGTAAACAATATGCAATAGAGGCTTTATTTAGGAGGTAACATGAAGAAGTGTACAAAATGCGGAA